AATAGCGAAAAGTGGAAAAAGCACTGGCAATCTGCCGCTAAGTGTGGAACTTATTAAATGATTACGTATGCCCAATTCTAAAACAGATCCACTAGCAATCGCTTCAGTTAAGCCTCATGTTGGGGATCTGTTGAATGAATATCAGCGGTCAATGGTTAATTCTAGCCAAGGTAACCTGGTTACTAAATTTGATAACATTCGATTTTCTAGATGGTCAGGCCAAACTGATGATGGCAAAAAACACAGTGAATCCCGTCCAGAAGGCAATCCGGCATGGCCTTTTGAAGGAGCTTCCGATGTTCGCAATCGTTTAATTGATTCTAGTTGTAACGAACTTACAGCCCTTTTAGTTAGCGCGTTCCAGAAAGCAGACATTCGATCTACTGGAACCGATTTGACTGATATGACGATGAGTAGCATTGCCACAACGCTATTGCATTGGATTAGAGACTCTAAAATGCCGCAGCAGTTGAGCAAGGAGGCTGAACTAGGGGCTCAGTACGCTCTTCAGTACGGATGGAGCGCATTCTTTGTAGGATGGCAGCAGCACATTAGCGTTCGCTCTCAGCCAATCTCTATGGATGAGATTATGCAGCTTGCCCAGCAGTCTGGAAGCCAGACGTTAATGGAGTTGCCGCAGCTAATCATGCAAGCTCCAGATCAAGCTGCTGACATTATTCAAGCGGTTAAGCCGGACATTACTCAGACGGACGCTAAGCGAATGGTTCGGGAATTGGCTGAAACAGGTCAAACATCGTATGATGAAGAGTATGTTTCCAAGAATTTACCAGAGATTGTAGCGTTAAAACCTTGGGATGAGATCATCTTCCCCCCAGAGGCGGCTGATCTTCAACGTGCTCGCGTTATCTTTCGCAGAACCTGGATGTCTGAAGTTGAATTGCGTGAAAAGATCACCACAGACAACTGGAATCCTGATTGGGTTGAGCGTGCATTGCAGTGCATTGGCAAGAGTAGCACATTCTACAACATCAACCTGCTACCAACCACAAACATGCTTGTGTACAACGGCATTAACTACACCAACATGGTGGAAGTTGTGTATTGCTACACCAAGAGTATGGATGGCGATGCTCCGGCCATTTTCTTTACTGTAATCTGTCCTCAAGCAGCATCTAATCGCACTGAAGATGACTCTTCTTGGGCTATTCACGAGCGGCTTGACTACGCGCATGGTGAGTATCCATTTGTGGAGTTCCGCCGCGAACAGTTGCGTAGAGCCGTTGTAGATTGTCGTGGTATCCCAGAATTGGCATCCACAGATCAGGATGAAATCAAGGCGCAACATGACTCTATTCGGGATCATACTGCATTCTCGACGCTTCCACCGATCAAAGTGGTCAAGCGCATTGGCTCAATCAACAAGATTGGCCCAGGTGTGGCTCTTCCCGTGACAAACCAGAACGATTACACGTTCATGGATCCGCCGGCACGGGAACCCACGGTGGCTTTTAACCTCATCAATCGCGTTGAGGCTAGTCATGCGGCGTACTTTGGTACAATAAATGCCGCAGTCCCACCCCAAAAGACGCAGTTGCTTCAGCAAGCGTTGATCAATTCATGGCTAATGACATGGAGAAACGTGTTCCGGCAGATGTTCTCTCTTTGTTGCCAGTACATGAGTCCTGAGGAAATACAGCGCATTACTGGAGGATCATTGCCGCAGAATCTATCCGCAATTCACGATGAATTTGATCTTAGCATCAGGTTTGACGTGATGAACATGGATAAAGAATACATCGCGCAGAAGATTCAGTTCCTTAGCCAGATAGCGCAGATGGATGCAGGCGGTGTGCTTAACCGCAATCGTTTAACAGAGATGATGATTCAAGCTATTGCGCCGGAGATGGCTAATGAGTTGATTATGAATCAGGCGCAGGCATCTCAGAAGATGTACAAGGATGTGCAAACTGACATTGGCATGATGATGCTGGGGAATGAGGCGTTATATCAAGAAAACGATCCTACTGCTCAATCTAAGCTTCAGTACGCACAACAGGTAATGCAACAGAATGTTATTGCCCAGAAAGCGTTGCAAGCTGATCCAAACTTCCAAGCGTTGTTCCAGAATTACGTTAAGAGCTTGCAGATGTCGGTCATGCAGCAACAAAATGCTCAAGTTGGCCGTATTGGTGTTAGCCCAATTCAACAACAACCTGGATAATGATTACTGAAAACCAACGCACAGCATTTGGATTTATTGGTACTAATAATGTTTGGACTGAAGTGTTGAATGTGATTCAGCAATCTCAAGAAACACTTTGGATGCAAGCAATTAGTTCACAAGTTAAAGGCGAAGATAGAGTCCATGCCTGCGGACAAGCTGATGGAGTTAACATGATTTTATCATTACTTATAACTTTAAGACAAGACGCTAAAAGAATAAATGGATTGACATCTGAAGAAGATTTGGCATAACGCTAATAACGGGCTTTCCAGCGTTACTGGAATGATTAAAAGAAGGGACTTGCAACCTAAATTGCATGAATGAAGATAGCACACAGCTTGAGTCTACGGCTCAAGAGGAAGGAAATAACTCCGTTGCGAATAAACTCGGTTTAGATCAGCAAGGCTTAAAAGGCCTTATTGATAGCTTCCTTAACGAGGAGGAGCAGCCTGCTTCCGCTCTAGAGAAGCAACAGGATGATTCTGAGGAAATCGTTGCCTCTAATGAGGTGGACGATCAATCCGAGGAAGAATCCGATCAGCCTGAAGCTGATGAAAGTTCGTTAAGCAGGGGCGTGCAGAAGCGCATCAACAAGTTAGTTGCTGCAAAGAAAGCCGCTCAAGCTGAACTGGACACGCAAAAGGCAACTCTAGCTAGATTGCAATCAGAATTGGAGTCTGCAAAGACTTCTGCTCCTGCAAGACAGCCAGAGCACTCCGATTATGCCGCTTCCTTACAGACCTTTGAAAAAGTCAAAGAGGAATACGACAAAGCCGTAGAAGTGATCTTGTGGTGCGAAGATAATGCTGATGGAGGAGTCATTCCTTTGCCTAACGGCGAAGAGCATGAGCTTACTTCAGCAGAAGTTCGAGCCATGAAGCGCACTGCCATGAAGCGCAAGGAAGTTGAATTGCCGCAAAGGATGCAGTATTTGCAGTCACAAACTGCTGCTGAATCTCAAGTTGCAAAAGACTTTCCTTGGTACTTAAATCCCGCATCTGAGGAATACCAATTCTCTCAATCCGTGATTAGAGAGTTTCCAGAAATCAAGCGTAGGCCGGATTGGAAGCATGTTGTTGGTTTGTTGGCGTTGGGCGCGAAGGCGTACAATGAAAGCAAGGCCAAGAAAACTGCAACACCAATCAAGCGTGCGCCTGTACAGCCGAGCGTCAAAGCTGCACCACCCCAAACTAGCCAATCGGACATTTCAAAAGCACGTCAGAACTTCGCTAAGAACTCTTCTGACAAACAAGGGCTGACAGACTTGGTTAAAGCAATGGGGTTCGTGTAACCCTTTCACCCTTAGTAAATTCTTTGTTTTATGGCACTTCTTACAGAACCTAACCTATCCGGTCGCGGTAAGCGCGAAGACTTGGCTGACATGATCTCCCTAGTGGACGCTCGTGACACGCCGTTCACCTCTATGGCACGTAAAGGCAGCAAGCCCGGGAATACCTATTTCCGCTGGCAGGCCGACCAGAACCCGTTGCCAGTTGTTGGTGGAACCATTGACGGTACTGATGTTTCCTCCTATGCCAACTATGTTGATGGCTACCGCAAGGAGCTTGCCAACTACGTTCAGGTATTCCGCCGCACTGTGCGTGTTTCTAAGCTCGCTCAGGACTTGGCAGATGTTGCTGGCGTCCGTGACTCGCTTTCCGATAACGTGGCCAAGGCCATCATCGGCCTCAAGCGTGATATGGAAGTTACCTTTACTTCTGACCAGCTCGGGCAGCAGGACACTGGTGCAGGTGGCGTTCCTTACCTTACGGCCGGCGCACAGTCTTGGATCGGTGGCGATAACATCGGCACTGGCCTGAACATTGGGGCTGGCTCTAAATCGCCTTCGTTCATCACTCCCGCAACGTCTATCATTACCGGATCTAATGCTTCTGCATTGACTGATGTTGTTGTTCAGGGATTGTTGAAGTCGATCTTCGACCAGACTGGTCAGTACAAGTCCTTTGATTGTATCGTTGGAACGGATCTCAAGCGTGCCTTCACTGGCTTGCTTGGAACTACCGCCCTTACGACCACGAGCACTGGTGGCGTTACTGGTGCAGGAGCAACGAAGGTTCAGACGTTCCAGCGTGATGCTGCCGCAGACACTTACATCCAAGCGATGGACGTGTTCCAAGGCGATTTCGGCACGGTTCGCTTGCATCCTACCACGTTCCTTGGCACCATCTCCGGCAGCACGTACACTGCAAAGCCTGCTTATGGTCTTGTTCTTGATATGAACTTGATTGAAGTTCGCTACGGTGGCAATGTTGCTCAGGTTACTGCGCTTCCTGATTACGGTGGTGGCCCTGCTCGTTTGATCGAAGCAGTTGCTGGCCTCGTGGTTGGTAATCCGCTTGGCCTCGGCAAGTTCACATACGCCGCTGCTTAATCTCGGACGCGAGATCGGGAACGCCGCCAAGAGTCAATGGGCGTGACACTCTGGAGAGACAGGGGTTTTCGGCAACTGAAATGTGAGTTGTGGGGAACGCACCTCTTAGTGGCGTGACAGCGTGGAGAGACACGCACACTTTTTAATCGCGGAGTAGCTCAGTGGTAGATCGCTTGGCTCATAACCAAGATGTCGCTGGTTCGATTCCAGCCTCCGCAACCATTTTTTATGATTCAAATAGACGATAAATCTGCTCATCAACTAGAAAAAGAACTTCAAGTTGGCTGGGAACGTAACCGCACTGAAGCGGTAGCAGAGGTTAAGCAGCTTGCAAAATTCAACCAAGAGCGGCATAAGTCGATTGAAGGTCTTGGCCAAAAGATTGCCACTATTCCTGGACACGCTTATCACTTCTGGGGACAAAAGCTAGGGTATGCTTGTTGGAACGATAAAGCATTTATGAACGAGTTTTTGCGTGACAATCCAGAATGCAAAGTCAATAGTGGTGGCACTAAGGAAATCCATGTTGGATGGACTCCTTCAGGCAAGTAATCACGCATGAAAACAGTCCCATTTAGTGATATATTAGGTCAAGTATGCCAGCTTGTTGGGCTTGATCGCAACACGCTAAATGACAAGTCGTTTAATGCTGTGCGGGATATGTGCTCTCGCAGGTTGGGCTCTATATGGGATCGCGAGGAGTGGCCAGATACAGAGCGCAGAATTTCTACATGGGTGGGAAATCCCATTAAGTCTATTTCTCCAATTAACATTGGTGGAAAGAACTTGAGGGTTTATTTAGACGTAAACTTTCCTCGTGTATACATTGCCGACTTTGAAGGTGATGCTTACAAGAAAAATACAATATCGCAAACTAACGTCAGTTTTATAAATCCATTTTATATATTAAAACCTGATGGAACTAGAGTTGCTGTTTCAGAAAAGCAATACACTTTTAATTATTCAACTTTAACTGATACATTTGGAGCGTACATTCAGTATATTGACGTTGCAATTACAAGTGGCACAGCAGAATATCCAAGCACGTATCCAGGGGTAAACGCTCCATTAACTACTACGGTGGTATTTGCATCTAATAGGAATTTGCTTGTTCAAATTGGAGTAGATGCACTTCAAGTGCTTGAGGCTTCTAGCAGTAATCCTGAATCTAGTACTCGGTTTGCTAATGAGTCGTTTTTAGTTGAAGACTTTTCTGATAGAAACGATGGAACTTATAATGAAATTTGGCAGCAAGAGTTTTCATATTTAAGATTCCTTACTACCAACCAAAAGTTTATTAGGTATCGCCAAACATGCCCTAGTTTGTTTGGGTCAAAGTTTTCTGAAAACTTAGATTACCTTACGGGATCTCAAGTTTATTATGATACCGCTCAGAATAGTGGAGCATATAACCCAACAGTGCTGACAAATGCCGTGCGCGGCAACTTCTGGATAGCTGCACAAAATGTTCCGCATACTTTAGGCGTTAGGCCAATTGAAGTAAGTATGTATTGGAAAATGATTTCAATCCCATACAGATTTAAGGACTATCTAATCAATGGTATATCTGCTGATTTCTTGCGCTCTGAAGGACGAGCGGAAGAGGCCGGAGTTTTGGATGGCACTGCTGAGATGGCATTGCAGCAACAAATTGATGTGCTTGTGCGTCAACAAGGCCAAGTGCAAAAAATGAACATGGTGTACACTTACTAACATGATCACAAAATTCTTGCGCAGACGTAATGTTGATGTAAATCTTCCATTTTCAAAGAACTTTTCAAGAATACAAATTCACGCAAGTGGAGATCAAACATTCAAGTTTGTTAAAAAACAAAACGCAGCTCCACCAACAATAGGTCTATTGTTGACTGAAGCATCTAGCTATCTTAATACTGAACTTGGTCAGCGTATAGTTGTTGAGTAATGCTGCCATATTATCCATCTTGTAGTTAAAGTTTAATTTTATGGCCGACATCAAAATCTCCGCACTTCCAACAGCAACAAGCGTCAACGATGCTGACATCTTTGTAATGGATCAGGGTCTTGTTACAAAGACCGCTACTCGCGCACAGATCCTTGCTAGCATCAAAGATGCAAACAACAACATTACGGCAAACGCTTTTTTTAATAACCTTGCAAGCATTACCGCTTCGGGAACTCCGGTTGTTTTAACTGTTGCCTCTGCTCCTGTTAGTTTGGTGACTGGTTCCGGCGGTCAAGTCATCAAGCTTCCTGATGCTACTACGCTAACAAATGGCACTATTTTCTCGTTTAACAATAACCAGTCAAGTGGAGCAATTAGCGTAAACAACAACTCTAATACGTTAGTTGTCTCTATTCCATCTGGAGGATATACAACTGTTGTGCTGCTATCAAATGCAACAGCAGCAGGATCTTGGGACAGGCACGACCAAAGTCCAGCAAACGTGTCTTGGAGCACAAACACCCTTGACTATCCAAACGGCTCAATTACTAATGCAACATGGAATGGTAATACAGTTGCCATAAATCGTGGCGGCACTGGAGCTACAAGCCAAGCTGCAGCTCTTGCGTCTCTTGCTG